ATGACACGCGCCGCCTGACCGCGCCCAAGCGCGTTGGTGTCGCCGCCATGATCCAACTCCACGTACCCGGCTGCGTTGCGCATCGGCACCTGCTTCAGGTGCAGGTGCTTGTCAATCTCAAAGTTGATCGACAGTTTCCAGCGCCCCGGCTGCATCTCTGATGCCTCCATGCCCTGACACACTGCGGTGAATGCTTCGCATCCAAGAAAACTTCCGCCATTGCGCGCACCGAGAAACTTGCGAAGGAACCGCATCTGCGGGAATTGCGTGGTGGTGATGTCCACAACAATGCGCTGCATCGGCATGACTACGGATGTTGGCGTTCCTGCAATGTCAATCTTCTTGCCGCCGATGTCCGCTTGCGCCTCAAACGGGCCATACAGCGGGTTCTTGCGCGCATCGGTCTTCAGCCTGACAGCAGTCAGAAACTCGGTTTCCGTCATCCACTGCCTAAAGGTGTCCACGAATCTGCCTTCAGTGGACATGCGCATCGTCACATAGCCATCGTCGTTTGGCTGGCGCGGATCGATGTTCAGGCGTCGCCCGGTCAGATCCTTGAATATCAGCGAGACAAACCATCCACGTCGATTGTTCGGGTCTTTGGTGATCTGCACATCCCGCAGCGCCAGCGTCATGGGCGGATCTTGCGGCAGTCCACTGCGTGTTGTGGATTGGTACAGGTCGAACTTGGTCAGATCCTTTCTGACATCGTTTTCATAGTCATACGGATATCCGTACAGGTTGACGGTTACAACCGGGTTCCCCTCGTTGTACGAATACTGCGGACTTGTGGACAGTTCGGTGATTGGCACGTCAGTTCCTCATTGCGCTGCGCGCATGATGACCGATTTCCTTGACGATGGACTCAATGCGTTCCATCGCCACCAGTTGCTTTATCGCTGCGTCATACACGCGCGCTGATGCTTCCTGCGGCGTTCCAAATCCGGTACGGAACGTACCCATGCTCGTCTGAACTTCAGCAAGGCCCATGTGCATCCTTGATTGGAACATGGCCCCGCGCTGGTCCGTCATCTGAAGGATCTGCTGCTCGGCCTGAAGCGCCGCCAACTCATCCTGCCGGGATTGGATCAGGTTCTGATTGGCGATGCGCCGAACGCCGCGCCCGATTTCGCGCGTTGTCCGGTTGTTGATGACATCTCCGATGTAATCAAAGATGCTGTACTCGGTCCCTTCCTCAAATCCCGCGTTTGATTCCATGAACTCGCTGCTCGCATCGGCAAACATTGCGCGTCCAAGCGCTTCTCCCATGCGTTCGCCAACAGGCGTCAACGCATCAGAAAGAGCCAATCCAAGTTGAACTGACCAATGCGGAATGACCTTCAGCGATTCGCGCAAACCCTTGCCGAGCGAGTCGCCAAGGTCGCCACGCCTTTCGACCTGCGACTTGATGTCATCGGTCAGCGACGTGGCAAACTGCGTGGCAATGCTGCCGATCATCGCGCCGCGCCCTTGGAACATCTGCGCAAATCGACCGCCACGTCCTCCAGCCCCGCCACCCACGGCATTCTCCATCGACTGACCCATACGGTCTGCAGACTGCTGTACCTGCTTTTCTGCCTGCTGCAGCGTATGCCCCAGTTGCGAGGCATTCGCCATGATGTCAACGATGACAGCCGCTGCGCCGCCGCCTGCCGTACTCATCCGTGAATCCTCCGCATCTCTGCCTCTACTCTAGCGCGGTGGTCCACTTGCCCATTGGACGGCTTCCCGAACTCGCGTTCAAGCACGGCAGACAGCGTGTCGTTCCATTGCATCAGTTCGGGGACTGTCATGGACATGGGGTCGCCAAGTCCGGGGCAGTAGCGCGCTAGGGTCGCTGCGGCCAGCCGCCAGTCATCGTCTGACGGCGGCCCTATGCGTTTCCCGAGTCGCCCTCGGTCGGCTTCAGTTCCCAGCCACATGCGCGCATGGCAAGGATTGCCACGGCGTCCGGGTCAATGCCCTCGATGGCTGCATGAAGCGAATCAGGCTCAACGCCGTTGCGTTCCGCAGCGCGCTCAAGGATCAGGCTTGCGCCGTCGTAGGTCTTGCACATCTCAAGCAGCAAGCCGTACGTTGACTTGCGCGCCGCGTAGTCCTGTGCAGCCTTGGCAATCTCGGCAGCGTTAGCGCCGCTGCGCCGCAGTGCCTGCTCCTGCTCCTGCTGGCGTGCCGCAAGCCACCTGTGCGTCAGTTCGCACCAGTCGCGCAGGCACAGGAAACGAAGCGTAATCCCATTGACGGTAATCGGTGCCTTCATATGGTGCGGCATCGTAACCAGTCATCGTCCATGCGCACGCACTGCTCAACATGCTCGCGCCTGCTGGCCGTGATCCAGTCCAGCGTCTCGGGCATAATTTGAAGGCTTGACACCACAACCCGGATGGCCGCTTCCTTGGTGACATGCGGCGATACGTACATCTTGAACGGCTGTCCGCTGCGCGACCCTGTGACTACCCAATCCTGTTCCGTCGTGACCGCATCAACCCCACCGAAACCGGGAATCGGAGTCCCGATCACCGATACGTCCCGACGCGCAATCATGGTCAGGCAGTCCAAGCCAGCGTGAATGGCGAGTTAGTCCCGGTCTGCGTTGTCGCAAGGCTGAAGGAAAACGTCACGCCAGTGTCCCCGGACTTGGTGGACTGCATGGCGACATCGTTGATGACAGCGTTCGCAATGATGGTGTTCTGCGACGTTCCCGCAGACAGTGCGGTAAGCGTGATCTGGCCGCCAGAGTCGGCGGTATGCGCGGCAAGGAAGTTGGTGCTGATGAATGACGCGGTGCGCGTTAGAACGCCGCCAGCGCTGCCCGTCATGTCGTAGACGCCAAGCAGGCGATTGCGTCCAGAGTTGGTGAACGATGTCACGTCCGACACTGCGCGACTGATGGTCGCTGACCATGTGTTCAGGATGCCCACCATTCCATTGCCGCTGACGTTGCCCGTGTTCCCGTTGATCGCTGACATTTATGCAGTCCTTGTGCTGTAGAGGCTGTAAGAGGGGGTCATTATGACAAACTCGTCGTTGAACGATGGTACGCCGCGCGAAATGCACTGGACCGAAAGTGTGCCGTACGGCGATGACACCGTCAATTCCTGCTGGTCAAGCAGGGTGAATAGCGCTTCTTCAATGTCCATGCAGACCGAAATCCCGCCCTTGGCCTCGCAGTAGATGTCGAAGGTGATAGCGCCCGACAGGATGCGCGACCCGTTGAACTGGTCGGCGTTCTCAAACCCATCAAGGCTGTAGATGCAGTTGGGGAAGGCGACGTTCTGCGGCCCGGTCAGGTGGTAGTACCTGCCGCCAAGCAACTGGTGGAACGATCCGCCGCCTTGGGCGCTGGCTAGACGGGTGTAGATGGCGTCAACGATCTGTTTCATTCGACGGTGAACCCAGCCAATCGTATGCGTCCCTTGATGATGTCGGGCGCGCGCTTGCTGACGATCTCCAGCGTTGGCTTCACGTAGGGACGCGCTTCCATGCGCGTGGTGCCATCCTCAAGCCACCGCGCGTACTTCAGGCGTATGGACATCTGCCAGCCCTTGAGGCTGCCAGCGGACTTCCTGCGCGGTCTGGCGACCTGTATTGCCCTGCGCAGGCCACCCTTCTTGACGGTCGGCGGATCGCCCGGTGCCGACGCCCGGTGCAGCCCCACGTCCCCGAGGTTGCGAGCGCCCTTCTTGCTTGCGATCAGCGCGCCGATGTCCGATTCGGACAGGTTGAAGCCCTGCCGCATCGCCACCATCGTGCGGGTCCGCTTGCGCCGCGCCATCGTCGCGGTGTCCAGCGCGTCCTTCAATCGGAACTTGCGCTTGGACTTGGTTTCGCCGTGCCACCACCGCGCTACGGCGACCTTCTCGGCTGCTGTCTTGTTCAGCCCGACGTTCTCGCCCATGAAACGGTCAAGCCGCGATGCGCCGCCAGCGGTCTTGGCGTAGACGCGACCGCGCCCCGGCTGGCTGACCATCTTCTGCATCTCGGTTTGCGTTTCCATCATCGCCTCCAGCGTCCCCTCAAAGATGGCGATATCGAACATGCGCTGCAGTTTCGCAGCGCTGAATGTCGAACGCGCTGGCATGGCTACAGCGGCAGGATGCGCGTCAGGGAAAGCCGCATGTGCGCCACGCCGTCAGCCGCCGACCGCTCGTCCGGCGTGCGGACTTCCTGAATGTCCCAGTACGTAGTCCCGTTGAATAGCCTGTCCTGCGGCTGGATGTTGGTGCCGAGCAGGCAGTACCCGGTCGCCGTCAGGGTGTTGCGCTGCGCGCCTAGCACGTCGGATTCCGACCCTCCGCCCTGCTGCAGCAGCACGGTGACGGCGGTCAGTTGCGTGGTGTAGGTGTTGATGATGCCGCCTGTGCTGTCGCGCGTGGTCGTTGGGCGCTGCGTGCTGCAGGCGATGCCCCACTGTTCGATCATCGTCTCCACGCTCATCAGTTGATTTCCTTCCAGCGCTCCAGAAGGCTGTCCAGTTTGGCGTTCATCTCCGCGACCGTCGCGCGGCTGTAGTT